GAAACAGTAGGAATAGTTTATGGATTAGATAAGGCAAGGGATATCATAAAAGATATTCAAGAACGATATATGAAAGGAGACATACTCGAAGATGAGTAATGTAGTAATGAATACAGATTGGCATACAGATAACGATATAGCCGATCCAGCAGAACTACCAATACCATGTGGTTTTCGAATGTTAATTAGACCAGTTGCACCAGTTAAAAAAACTCAAGGTGGAATTATTCTAACTGATAAATCTGTCGAAGATCAAAGTTACTTAAATAATAAAGGGCGAGTTATAGCTATGGGAAATGAGTGTTATGATAAAAGCGAAAAACCGTGGTGCAAAACTGGCGATTATGTAGTATATGGTAGATACGCAGGAAGTAAAATTGATGTTAGTGGCGTTAAGATGCTCCTGTTAAATGATGATGAGGTATTAGCTGTTTTACCAAACCCTGATATCTTAACGACTAAAATATAAACACGTGATTCACTATCACGCAACACATGGGAGGTTAAACCATGATAGACGAAGAACTAAAAGAAATCGAGGTAACACTTGATGAAGAAAAAGAAGAGGAATCGCAAAATCAAAATCCAATTGAAGAAGCAGTCAATGAAAAACAGTTGGATACTGAAGGAGATTCTTCTGAGGATTCAGGACAGGAAAAACCTGAACTAGAATCTGAATTATCTACGCTTAAATCTGAAATAGAAGAAATAAAAAAAGAACCTTATTCTGAAAGAGTAAAAAAACGTATTGCAAAAGAAGTTGCAAAAACTAGAGCTGCAACAGAAAAAGCAAAATTACTTGAAGAAAGATTATCTAAAATAGAATCTTCTATGGCAGAAAAAGAAAAAGAAGAAAAAGAGGCTACATATAAAACTGTGTCTCAAAAATTAAAAGAGGCTATTGAAGCTGGCGAAACTGATAAACAAGTTGAACTAATGGAAGCTATGTCAGATTTAAGACAATCAAAGATTCCAGAAAAAACTCAAGCTAAAGAACAACCAGCAAGCACAGAACCGCCTGAATTAGCTAAAGAATGGATAGCTCAAAATAAAGGTTGGTGGAATAAAGCAGGTCATATGGATGCTACTTCATTAGCTTTAGGTATAGATAATGAACTTACGAGTGAGGGATATGACGTAAATGAGCCAGATTATTACGAAGAATTAAATAAAAGAATGGCTAAATTTTTTCCTGACTTAATAAATCCGCAAGAAACAGCAGATAAAAACACTTCACAAGATGATAAAAAAACTATATCTTCTGAACAGAAGAGAGTGCAATCGCCAGTTGCAGGTGTTTCTCGATCTACATCGGGTTCTGCTAAGAGCGTTAAGCTGTCGTCTGATGATTTAGTGAATGCTAAAAAATTCGGAATAGATATTAGCGATCCAGCGGCACTGAAAAGATACGCAAAAGAACTTGCAAGTCTTTCAACACAGGACAATAGTAAAGGAGCCTGATTATGACAACTAAAGAAACACGAGATGAGCTTTCTCGTAAAAAAGCTTGGAGACCGCCATCATTGTTAGAGGCGCCACCAGCGAGGCCAGGATATAAGCAACGTTGGGTAGCGACTAGCATTTTAGGTCAAGATAACCCAACTAATTGGGCAAAGCGAATGAGAGAAGGCTGGCAACCAAGAGATCCTAAAAATTTACCAAAGGATTTTCCGGTTGCTACAATCGACCATGGAAAATTTGCCGGTTATATTGGCGTTGAGGGAATGGTTCTCTGCGAAATGCCAGAGGAAATGGTTGCAGAGCGTAATGAATATTATGCTCAAAAAACACACAACCAAGAACTTGCAGTCAGCAATGACTTACATAGAGTAGAACAACCAGGTAATCCTATTCAACGAGAACATAGATCTAAAGTAACGACAGGTGGTGAGTAAGGCAATGGCAATTTTAAGGAGGTAAAAATAAAATGGCTAACGCAAATCAACCACAAGGTTTTGTGCCACTAAGACACTTAACCGGCGGTGTAATCAGAGCCAATGAATACCTAATCGAAAACGGCCAAGCTCAAAATTTCTTTTCTGGCGATATCGTAGATCTCGGAGCAGATGGATTTTTAGATAGCTTTGCTAATTCAGATAAAGCGATTGGTGTATTTTACGGCGTTGAATATGTCGATGAAACTACAGGTGACGTGAAGTTCCTAAAAAAATGGGCTTCAGGCACTACTGTGAAAGCAGGAACAGAAGCAAAAGCTTATGTATATGACGATCCAATGATAACATATAAAGTGCAAGCTGGTAATGGTTCCATAGCTCAAGCCAATATTGGTGAGACAGCTAATGTACTATTAACTGCTGGCGATTCTACTTACGGATATTCACAGCATGAGTTAGACAATGATACTCTTTCAAACGGAACAAGAGTTTTAAGAGTATTAAGATTAATTGATATGCCAGAGAATGATTTTGGTGCTGATGCGAAAGTTGAAGTTACTATTAATAATCATAGATTGGCAGTTCAAGGCGCAGGAATATAGGAGTAGGTTATGGCATTAAATAGATCTTTATTTACAAAACAACTTAGTCTAGGCCTCAACACTATTTTTGGTATGGAATACGACCGTTATCCAGAACAGTGGAGAGAATTATTTTCTGTAGAGCAATCACAAAAAGCTTTTGAAGAAGATGTACAAATGATCGGTTTTGGCGCAGCCCCTACTAAATCAGAAGGAGCAGCAATCTCTTACGAATCAGGAAGAGAAGGAACTGTATCAAGATATACACACGAGACAATCGCATTAGCATTCTCAATTACTGAGGAAGCTGAAGAAGATGGTCTTTATGGTTCTCTTGGTGCAAAGTATGCTAAAGCTTTAGCTAGATCAATGCAGCACACAAAAGAAATTAAAGGTGCTAACATCTTAAACAACGGCTTTAACACTGTAAAAGGTGGTGATGGTGTGAGTATGCTTAACTCATCTCACCCACTTGGCGGTGGCGGAACAGCTTCAAACGTTTTGGCAACTGCAGCTGACTTATCCGAAACATCTCTAGAAACAATGTTAATTCAGATTTCTGAAATGACAGATGACAGAGGTATTCCGGTTGCAGCAACAGGTCAAAAATTAATCGTTCCACCAGAGCTAATGTTTATTGCTGAAAGAATCGTAAACAGTAATTTAAGACCAGGAACAGCTGATAACGATATTAACGCTATGAAATCTATGGGTATGATCCCAGGTGGAGTAGCAGTTAACCAACGTTTAACTGATCCAGATGCGTTCTTCTTAATGACAGACGTGCCAGATGGCTTGAAGCATTTCGTAAGACGTAACTTAAAGAAAGCTGTTGAAGGCGATTTTGAAACAGGAAACTTACGCTACAAAGTATCTGAAAGATACTCTTTCGGTTTTACCGATTGGAGAGGTATCTTCGGAACTCAAGGCGCAGCCTAATAATTAATTAAAGTGAGGGCGATATGCCCTCACTCCCTAAGACATAAACGACTACTAAGGAGGTAGACTAATGGGTACAACAACTTTTTCTGGCCCTATAAAAGCCGGAACAATTAGAGATACATCAGGAACAACAGTTGGAACTGATGTAACAAACGTAGGTTCTGTCGTAATGGCACAATCTAAAGTAATCGACATTATAGGAGCAGACGCAAACGATCAGGTATGCGCAACCGTTCCTGCTAACTCTCAGATCATAGACGTAATTTTAAACGTCACTACAGTTAGCAACGATAGTGGTACAGCCACTGTTAGCGTAGGAACTTCTGGTGATCCAAATGCATTTCTTGATGCAGTAAACGTAAAAGCTTTAGGCACAACAAGAGGTACTCTAGACACAGAGGCTACTGACGTTGGTACATCTGATCTTTCAGTTTTAGCAGATTTTGCTGGCGGTAGTGACGATGGCACTACTGGTGCAGCAACTGTAACTGTCATGTACATACAAAACAATAACTTATCATAGGAGTAAATTATGTTTGCAGTAAAAACAGTTAAGAGAACAAGCACTGGCACTGTTTTTAGTGGTCCTGCTAGAGTTATTGGTTTACATGCGATTGCAGGTGGTTCAACTGGATCCATAGTCTTAAAAGACGGTGGTGCTAGTGGAACTACTTTAGTAGATTTAGATACACCTGCTTCATCAACAGAGGGTATTGTTAATCCTTATTTTTCAGATGAGGGTATTAGATTTACCAATGATGTTCATGTGACTTTGACCAATGTTACTTCAATAACTGTAATATTTGCGTAATGGCAGATAAACAACCACCAAAAACTAAAAAATATTTCCGCTCCACTAAGTCTGGAGCGGGAATGACTAAGGCAGGTGTTGCAAAGTATAGAAGAGACAACCCTGGCTCTAAATTAAAAACAGCAGTTACAAAAAAGAAAAATTTAACAAAAAAAGAAAAAGCAAGAAGAAAATCGTTTTGTGCTAGAAGTGCAGGACAAATGAAAAAATTTCCAAAGGCAGCAAAGAACCCTAACTCAAGATTAAGACAAGCAAGAAGACGTTGGAGGTGTTAAATGTTTA